CATTTTATTGGCCATTGCAGTTGCGTTGTCCTGCTCTAGATCACTAAGACCTTCTTTGTAGGTAATATCCTTAAATACTTCTCCAGTTTGTGCCGGATTATTGGCAAAACCACTTTTAACATCCCCTTCAGGAATCACATTACTTTTTTCCTCATCACTTGGTTCTACTCCGCATCTACAACCCCAATCGTTAGGCGGTAAGTGTTTCTTCCACCAAGGATGGTTTATAGGCAAAATTAGCCCATCCCAATTCTCATGTTTCTGGCGTACCCGTTTATCTCCAACAGTAACATATTTTAAGTTTGGATATAGATCTTGATTAGCTTCAAAATCTTTGAATTTTCCTGCCATATTTGCCGTTGCCACTGTGTGGTGGTATTCAGACTTTAACCAGCGTTTATTATAATCTCCCGATACAGCTAAAGCTTTCTCCTTAAATTTACTCCAGGGAATAATCTTACCATTCTTTGTAAGCATTCCCTCCAGTTGCTTTCTGAAGGAAGTTTCTTTAAAGGCGGAGAATTCGGAAATATTATATTTAAGTGAGTTTGCTAATGCAGGATCGTAGTTTTCCAAAGATGGATTGTATCCATTAGCTACACCTTGGCTTAACTCATCATAGTAAAATTTCCATAGTTTTTTTCTTTGAAGATCGCTTACATTGCGTTCGTCAAATAATTCTCTAAGATAGTTTTCAATTAGCCTGCTAAATCCATCATCTTCTTTAGCTAGTTTTATCGCTGGCAAATCATGTAGCCCACATTTACTGCGATAATGTAGTTTTAACAGGCTTAAGGCTTTCCCGGATCTTCCTCGGTATTATCAATATTGGTTTTTCCTGAAGCAGGCATTAGATGAACTTCTACCCCATACGTTTCTTCAATGTATTCCTGTGAAAGTACATAACCACTTTTTAAAAGGACTCCATCAATAGTTATTTGGCTGTTTGGATCGGTAGTCTTCTCTATACCAATTTTAGCCTTATCTGGTATCTTATACCCTAAATTTTTCATCGCAGGAAGTAATCGCTTATTCAAAAAAGAAAGCATCTTTTTCTCATCTGCATAGATTACTTCGCCTAGTGTATTTTCATGAACATTCCCTTGAGCCTTAGAACTTCCATTCTCTGTAGTCATTGTTTGGTGCAATACTAATTTGGAAAGCTCTTTATCCAATGCTTCTATTTTCTTGTAGAATACTTGGAAAGCATCACTTTTGCTATTTTCCTTAATATCTACCTCGGTACCAATTGGAAAAACTCCATAAGGAGCAGATCCCATTTCTTCTAACCATCCTGCAACTTCGTTTTTAACCGTTTCACTTTGAGAGGCTATTTTAGCAATCCTTATTGGTATTCCAAACAATTCTTCAAACTCATCCCAAGATCCCCAGGAATGTCTTTTTAAAATAGTATATACCGCTGCTTTCTCTAATAGACCAACATGGTTATAGAATTGTGCGTAAAGTAAAATGTCGTTAATTTCAGAGAAGTCTATTCCCTTATTGGCATCTAAACTATAAAGCAATACTTTTTGCTCTGGTACCACCAAACCTCTAGGGATCAATGTTAGTTTCTTGATCTCACCTTTTGTGAATTCCTCTACCCAAAGTAAAGAGTACCCATAGTAGGTAGATTTATGAGCTTCCTCAATCAATAGATCAAACCATTCTTGTTCTTTGATGAATTCGGTGAGTTGATCATCTTTTACCCCGTCTATGGTAAAAATATAATCTTTATTGGTAGTTCTTAAGGTTCGGTTTTCAGTGATCCCTGTTAAATGGCCATCGAGCATAATATCATCATACAGTTCTTGCATTGGGTAGGTTCTCGGGGTTTCAGAATTATAAAGGGCAAACCTTGCAGCCGTCCAGTCATTCAATTCCTTTCTCCATAAACGCTTTTGCCTACGAATAACATCTACCATTAAATTAGTGACTTTCTTAATGTCTTGGGTGTTCTTACCGCTTAAGCTAACTTTATTTATAGCATTGCCCGATATATTAACGGTATTCCCTTTAACTGTACTCATATTCTTATTTTTTGAAAAGTTTGTTAAGTTCTTTGGTCAATTTCTTCCCTATCTGTTTGTTTAGATAGGCAGATTTTCCCATATATTGACGTTGAGGCATGTCATCTAATCCTTCATTATGTCTTTGTGCGTACGCTTTATAAGTGATAAACCGAACTTGCGATTTACTTCTCCTACCTTTAAAAGAGTTTTTAAGTTTGTCACCTCCAGTATTATGACCAACCAAAATGGCCCGGTCTTTATCCTTGCTTCCAAATCGATTTAAATTTCCTTTGGTACCAACCCTATTGGTTTTATATCTGGTAAGTCCTTTGGTTTTTCTTTTCTTCCATTTCTTTAATCCTGTATCTGTAAATCCTTGTTCTTTGAAGTTTTTAGAAATAAATTTCAACCCTTCAGATTCTACTATTCTTGGTAGCTTTTCGGGCATTACTCGCATCGCTTGATGCAGTAGTTTCTGAAGGTTCCTAATATCTTGAGACATTAAAAGTGGTTTCTATAGTTTTTACGTCCACCAAGCTTCATAAATTGAGAGCTTCCATCTGGAGTTCCATCCCCATCTGTATCAATTTCTTTTCTTGGTAGATCTGCTTCAATAGTTCCTTTGGCAATTTTCTCTAACCATCCCATTGCCTCAGCATACTTGTTCTCCAATTCTTGCGATACAGATTTGTTTCTTATTATGTATAAATCATAGATCATAAGGCTCTTTAAATGCTTCAATACTATTTTAGAGCGTTCTGTACCTTCAGCATTAAATATGGCATCCACATCATAATACTTATAGATATAGGACTTCATGAGATCCACATTCTCTTCAATTAGCTCATTCACAACAGTATCTTGATTATTGGTAATCAGATTTACTACTTGAATTGTGCTTACGGTTCTTAATTCTGATACTGTTAAAAACATGGATTAGTTATTTAGGGTTACTTTTTTAGAAGTGTATTTTGTTTTTAATGTTCGATAAAGCTTGGTTTCAAAACTCAACCGATAACTCATTATTCCTTTTATCTCTTGCTCTTCATCTTCCTCCTCATTTTGTTGAAGAGGAGTAAAATGTTCTCCATATATAAATTGGAGTTTATCTACAATGGCATCTATCAAGTCAATTTCATTCAATCCATCTTCAGGATCTTCTGTTTTATGATGTTGATCCATCCATCCATCCTTGCAATAAAAAAGTACATCTACTACACAATCTCCTTCTTGCTTATTTTGGGTCATGGTTCCCCAACGTATAGAGCCTATTCTAATAAATGCAGCTGTCCAATGTTGGTCACCAAATTGATTTCTGAAGAGATCTACCCATTCCAGTTCCGGGATTGTTTTTAGAACATCCTTCATCGCAACAAACAATTCTTTTCTTGGGGTCATACTCTACGCTTTTTTGTTCGTCTTCCAATCATCGGTTTTCCGCTTCCTTCCTCTTTAGAATACCCATAATAGGTTTGAGCATAACTTATAGCTCGCTCTAAAGTATCTGGCGCATCATCGTTGTTCTTTGTTCCCTTTTCAAAGGATAGGATTTGATCCATAAATTCATCATAATCCTTTCCTTCTAAAGAATCATCCCAAAACAAAATTTTACGGTGCAGCACGTTGGTAATGGTAGCTTCTATCCTGTTATGCTTATCTCCTTGTTGATGCATGGGAATTAGAATATCCGGGCAATTGTTGTCTTCAGCACATTGTAAGATCACTGGGGAATAAACTGCCAATTGTGCTGCCGTAGCATCATAAAAAGACAATGGGCTATAGCCTTTAATTTTATATTTAAAGATCCAGGAGAAATGTTTTTCCATAGCACTGTTAATAGCGCAACGTTGACAAAAAACCTCCAATACAGTTAATCGTAAACCTTGGACTCCAATTAGAGCTCCTGCTTTATAATCTCCATTACTGGTATAGGATAAATCCCAATGCACTATAAAGCCATCCCAATTTTCATTACCGTGGACTTTTCTTTTAATCATGTCCTTGGATTTGAAAAGCTTCCCTTCTTCTATTGGATTATTATAATCTTCCCGTTGTGATGTATAATAGTCGGTGTCAGCATTAACCCGATCAGTATCTTCTCTAGAATAACGCTCATCCCACATTGGATTACCATTCTTATCGGTAAGATTAACCGTGGAAACATGTAAATGCTTGGATTTTTCAAACTTTTTAAGCACGTAATCATTTATACCATCTTTTACAATGTAGTTTTGCGGAATGATCATTCTACCTCTCCTAAGATGAAAGGCTTTTTTAAGATCTCCCACAATCTTATCACCGTACTTTCTAACCATATCTTTGTTCTTGGCTTGATCTCGATCTTCAACATCATCAATAGACGCAAAATCAATTCTATCTGCACCAAATCTCAAACCTCTAAATGGTTGGTTTAGACCTAAAGCCTTAAAGTTTTTGCCGTCTGTGGTTTCAAATTGTCCATCTGCCCAATTTCCATAGCTCATTTGCAAACCAAAATCTTTAATAAATAGCTCGTTAGATTTTAGATGTACCTGAATGTCCTGTAATAGAATTTTTGACATTCCTT